CGGGCTGGGATGATACAACAAACGGAAACCCTGTTTTAGATATTATGGCAGCACAGCAAGCTATCGCAGAGAACGATTACGACACAGGAAATTTGATTGTAGCTATGGACCCGAATAATTATAAGGATTTGATGAATTACTTGATAACAGTTAAGGGCTCATCTATACCACAGTTTGCCTCCGATAAGGTGCAGACAGGGGTCGTGGGTGTACTTTTAGGATGTAAGCTGGTAGTTTCCAACAATGTTGTAGCAGACAGCGTTTATGTGGGTAATCCCGCAGTGTCATGCACTTGGAGAAGTTTCGAGGATTTGCAGACAGGGAGTGAGGAAGTATTAGGAATTGGAACTAAAATCGCAGTGTGGGAGAATGGTGTTGCTTATCTGACAGACCCTAAGGCAAGCTATTTAATCACTGACACAAACACTTAAAATGACATTAGAAAATTGCAAAAGGCTTTTGAAACATTATGAAGACATGGGAATGGTTGAGGCAGCGGAAGACATGAAAAAGAATATTTCTCTTAGAGGACCAGAACTCGAAACAATTAAAAAGTCTAAGTAACTCTATTTCTTATGGTAGTTGTAGGCACAGGAACAGCGGGAACGCGTTTTATTGAGAAAGATTATCCTTATGAAGAGGGTCTCGTCGCTGGAACAACAAGACAGACAGGCAATCCCGAAGTTGAGGAGGAGGGCTTTTAATGGGAGGACAGGGAAGTGGAAGGAAACCAGACCCTTTAAAGAATATGTTTGGAGCTAACCAGCCTCAACCAACAGGCAACGCAGCCATGTATATTCCGAACTATTCGGGTGTTAAGGCGGAGGCTTTGAGGACTTCTGATGTGGATATAGTTAGCGGTAGTGTAGAAGGTACAGCAGTAAAAAGCACAGGCGAAACAGGTGGAACGAAATATTTAAGAGAAGACGGAGACGGGACATGTAGTTGGCAAGTACCCGCGGGCAGTGGGGATGTTTCCAAGGTTGGCACTCCTGTAAATAATCAAGTTGGAGTTTGGACAGGAGACGGAACTATTGAGGGAGATAGTGACTTGACCTTTGACGGCTCCAACTTAACAGTTGGAGGAAATGTAGTTGTTGGCGGTACTGTGGACGGGGTTGATGTTGCAGCAAGAGACCATAACGCAATCACTCTTAACGCTTCTGCGACAACAGGGGGTTTATCCCTCTCAACACAAGAAATCTCTCACAGAGCGGCTACAAACGCCCAGACGGGCTATGCTACGGCGGCTCACATCACAGCAATAGAGGCAAACACTTCGGCAAGCCACACACAAGGAACAGATACAGCTCTGGGAAGTGGAGCGGTTGCAGCAGACCACGGAACAGCAGCAACCGACCAAATAGTAAATGTATGTTATGGTACAGGAGCACCCCCAACAGCCAACACGACAACAATCGGCTCCTTATTCATACAATACACAGCATAATGGAAGAAGAATTAAGTTGGAAACATGACGACATGGGGAGTTATTCCCAAAGGGGAAAGGAGTTTTTTGAAGAATGGGAACAATAACTCTCGGAACGGCTACAACCGACGGAAACAACAACGCTATTGGATATTGGGATTATTCCGCTTTTAGATTTGAAACAACAGAGGCGGGAACTGTGGACAGCCTCGACCTTTATGTAAGCTCAGACGGAGGACTTGGGACAGCGGTCGCGAGAATTTACTCATCTACGGGCTCCGCTCCTAACTCTCAAATTGGAGGAGATAGCGCAGCGCAGACAAGTTATTCGGCTGGAAGTACCTCAACTTTTACATGGAGCTCAAACAAACCCACACTCGCAGCCTCAACGGAGTACTATGTTGTTTTTTATACGACAGATAATAAGTGGGTTAGGGCTGGGGAGACTTACGATTTAGGCAGCCCCACAACTACCTTTTGGATGTACTCAACAAACGGCTCCTCATGGAATGAATACTATGTTTTGACGGCTAACATTATTATAAATTATACAGCCTCGGGTCCAGACTTCTCAACTGTGAGTATTAACATAGGAGATGTGTGGAAGGATTGTTCTGACATGAAAATTAATATCGGAGATGATTGGAAGGACGTGGCGGCGGTTAAGATTAATGTTGGGGATACGTGGAAGGATGTTGTTTAGTAAAGTTTAAATATATCGATTTCTTAGTAATTTAGTCTTGAGGTTGTGGCAACCAATGGAAAGCCTTGTGTACACTGAGGCGGGTAAGGGAGGCTACACTCCCTTATTTTTTATATTCATATGGTAAAGGCTATTAAGGGAAAGTATGAAAAGGGGTTTAATCCTAAGGCTGACTATTGCACTCTATCGCCCGAATGTATAGGAAAATATTATTTTAATTACGCTTGTTATTTGCATGACCGACAATATAGAAATGAGGTTAAGAAGAGAGAGTCTCGTTTTGTTGCTGACATGTGGCTCGGGGTTAATATTGTAAGAATTCTATGGGGAAGAAACAAAGCAACTATTTTATTTTCTTGGATTATTGGGTTATTGTATTTTTTAGCAACTCGCTTGTTTGCTCGTTCATCATGGCAAAAATAGAAACATTTATAAAGATTAGTTACTAAGTTATTGTATGAAAACATTAAACGAAAAGTTTACCGACGAGGAATTTAAGAAGTTGTCGAGGGCAAAAAAGAAAATAGACGAAAAATTAAATTGGCATGACTTTATTATGCAACTCGTGAAAAATGGAAGAAACTAAACAAATCATTTCAACAGACAGGAAAAACTCTTATGAATTCGGAAAGGCTGGTAATAGGCATAAAGTTTACTATGACACAATAGAAGAATTAAAGGCTATTATGGATAACCTAAAATTAGCGGGGCTTGTTGATGATGAGTGAGGAAATGGACAGAGTTGTTGAGATATTCTCTAACGAAGAGAGGCGTTGGAATTACTTTATGGATAATGCCAAAGACTATCTAACAAAGAGACTCCCAGAGAGCAGACAGCTTTTAGATGATGAGGAAGAGCTTAATAAAGAGATTCTAAAATTAGCAGAGGCAAAACTTAAAGAACTGAAAGGAGGTTTAGACAATGGAAAATAATGATGATTTAGGCACACTAAACGACTATATCGGACCTCAAAAACTTGACGCTGAAATCGCAAAGGACACAAAAACCCTTTTCGCATGTGTTGGTATTGAGAGGCAGCAGTTTGAAGACAGCAAGAGCCCAACTCTACAAATACACCTTCAAAACGCTGAAATCGACTACTACCTTAATCTTAACAAGACTAACTTAGACATATTGAGCAACTTTATGAAGGAGTTAAAATTTGACAACTTGAAGAATTTTGTTGGTTGTGTTTTTGCTTTTGATAAGATTAATGTTACAAATCCCAAAACGGGCAAGCCTATGAAATCTCTTATAATTGACAAAATAACAACAGCATGAATGACAAGCAAACAACAAAAGAAGCGGGCTTTAAAATTTCAAAACTACCGCAATTCTTATCTACGCAACTGTTATTTGAAGAAGAGATTAACAAGCAGATATACCGAAGATGAAGACAATTTCAACGAGCGAGGAAGTGAAGAAGAAATTAGACCTTATAGCTCTCGCGAGGGAGCTGGAAGAGGAGAGACACGCTCGCGAGATGAAAATAATTGAATCTGGGGATTTAGACGCTTTAAAGATAGAAGTTTCAAAAAATTTTAATTATTAAGCTGCCACTTAGGCAGCATCATACTCATAATCATGGAAAAAAAAAATAAACCACTAAGCGAGAAATGGAAAACGGCACAAGCTAACGGAGACAATATATTGTCACATATGTTTTATTCAGCTGACGTCAAACAAGCAGTTAAGGAAGCTTATGATTATATTAATCAATCCGTTCATTTTGATAAAAGGCAGAAAAGTTTTATTAATATTGTTTTCGAAGATAAATTCGGGTTTGATATGAGTAAAGAAAAATTAAAAACGTTGAAAGAGATAGCTCAATTAGAAAAATATTGGCATCCAGAAAAACAAGGCTTTTGCGATGAACTTAGAGCCGAGGCTGTGAAGTGGGTTAAAGATATTGAGGGCGGGGCTATTGATGGGACTACTTATATGCATTTCTTTAAGTTGTTTTTCAATTTAACAGAGGAGGATTTGGAATAATCGAAAAACTAAATATTGAGCAGATGTTTGAGGAGATATTGGAGGCGGAGAGAGTGAGAGGCGAGAGGCTGCCTATCATGCCCCTTGTGGAGCTTTACGACAAAGAAAACCCATATTACTTCTTAGATATTGTGCGGGATTACATCTGGTTTGATGAAAAAGAAAAATGAAATATGAAATATGGAGAGATGAAGAGGATGGTATTCATAGTAAATTAAATTGGGATAAGGATGATATTGATTTGGACGAAGTTGCTCACTTTATAGCAGAGTTAGAGAGTTGTAAAATAAGATTGTTGTCTTTTTATCATGATAGGTGTAAGTGTGATGGCAAAGAGTGAGTGTGTTATCTGTGGGTCTTTATTTATGAAAAAACGCAAGGATTCTAAGTGTTGCTCAAACCTATGCTCTCAAAGGAAGTTTAAGAAAGCTTATAAGAAGTCTATTAGCTCCACTTAACCTTTAAGGCTTTTAACTCATCCCAGCTTATATCCTTGCCTGTGATGTTCTTCCAAGACTCCTTATTGCTCTTTATAGCTCCCATGCTTAAAGACATGTTTTTTAGGAATGTTTGAGCTTTGGGAGATATACCAGCATTTTTGAGTCTTTGTTTTAAAGTTTCTTCTTTTTCCACATTTTCCTTTAATTTTTCCAATTCTTCTATTTTTTCTTTAAAATTAATGCTTTTAGGCTCAACATCCCCCCCCACAGCCCTCCACAGAGCCTTATTACACTCTCCAGAAACGTTTATTTTCATTTCTTTGAGCTTTACAGCTAAAGACATGTCAATTGTTATCATTTTGTTTATTTTCATGCTATTTGTAAGGAAGTTGAAGTTTATAAATGTATGTATATACATATATATATAAATAATTTGTTTATAGGGATTACTCCTCGCAACCGAAAGTTTTATAAATGTTTGCATGTTAGAAGACGTAGTCTTCTACACACAGCACAATATTTCCCGATTGCTCGGAGTTTACAGCCCTTAAAACCTCTCAAAACCCTTAACATACATATATACAGTCTCGCGCGCGCCGTCTTGGGATGAATTCCACAGGAAATCCGCGGATTTCCTCTGGAAGAAGGCTTATGTTGCCAGCTATATGCCCGCAGTTTCCATAGGAAACGAGGGTTAGGGGTATGGATTTCCTGTGGAGTATGCTATATTTGGGGTGTAGAAGGGCTGTACACACATATTCGGTTAACCGAATAACTCGAGTTCCATAGGAAATGGAATACCTAACCTACGTTTCGTGTGGAAAAATGCAAAATCGCCCGACGTTTTGCGAGCGTTCATATTTTTGAGCTTGCCCCGCCCGCACACTTTTTAAAAAATAAAAAAATAAAAAAAACAAAAATTTTCAAAATTTCAACGAAACGGCAACCTCCCAACTCTTTTTAATTTTTTAAAAAAAAGAAAAAGTATATAAGGGTAAGTAACTAAGAAGTTTCAAGAGTCAACAGACTTTTTTAAAAAAATAAAAAAAAGAAAAAGAATGAAAACAAAAAGAACACAAATTGTTAATAATCTTCGTATGCTTTGGCTTTACTCTAAAGAACGAGCTCAATGTCTTAAAGACGCGTCTTATTCATGTCAGAGATGTGGAGTTAAGCAGAGTAAGGCAGTGGGCAAGGTACAAAAGGTTGAGGTACATCACAAAGAAGGAGTGCTTAATTGGGATGAGATAGAAGAAGTTATTAGAAAACATTTGCTTTGTGATGTTGAGGACTTAGAATGTCTCTGTCCAACATGTCACAAGAAGGAGACTTATGGCGAATCTTAATTTGGACCCATGGCAACAAGATTTCATAGACAGAGAGGGCGATAAGATACTATGTTGCGGGAGACAAGTGGGAAAGACAGAGATTTGCTCAATAGACGCGGGAGAGTGGGCAATTAAGAACAAAAATCAAGTAATTTTAATGATTGCCCCAACAGAAAGACAGGCATACAACCTTTTTGACAAGACAATAAACTATTTGTTGGAGAAATATCCCAGATTCATCAAAATGGGCAAGGATAGACCAACAAAGACAAAGATAACCTTAAAGAATGGCACAAAGATATTCTGTTTGCCGACAGGAGTCGCGGGGGTTGGTATTAGAGGGCTTACAGTTGGGCGTTTATATGTTGATGAGACAAGTAGGATACCAGAAGAGGTCTGGGCTGCCGTAACTCCTATGCTTTTGACGACAGGGGGTAATATGATATTGCTTTCAACCCCACACGGAGCACAAGGAGAGTTTTGGCGTGTTTGGGTCAATAAGGACAACGCATATGAGTCTTATAGTAGATTCTCTGTTAATAGTGAGGATGTTATAAGGAAAAGGGAGATTTCAGACACATGGACAGAAAGGCAAAGGGAAGGAGCTTTAAGAGTTATAGAACAGGCAAAAGCAAGGCTTTCAAACAAGCTATTTGCACAGGAGTACATGGGGGAGTTTATAGAGGATTTGTTTAGGTATTTTAGTGATGATTTAATTAAGAGTTGTTGTGTTTTGAAGAGAAGAGAAAACATACAGAAGGGAAAACAGTATTTTATGGGGTGTGACATAGCCCGAATGGGAGAGGATGAGGGAACGTTTGAGATATTCGAGAAAGTCACAAGCGAGAATATAATCCAAGTTGAGAACATAGTCACAAGAAAGAAATTAACAACAGAGACAGAAGACAGAATAATAAATTTAGATAGAATATACGATTTTCATTTCAAAGAATCTGTTGGTCTTGACGCTGGGGCGGGTACTCTTGGTGTTTCTATATTCGACCATTTACTAAGAAATGATGAGTTGCGTCACAAGATAGTTGCTATTAACAACAGAGCTCGAAGTCTTGACAGGTCACAAACAGCAAAGGCAAAGCTTTTAATTGAGGATTTATACGACAATACAAGGAGCCTAATGGAGAGAGGGTTTGTTAAGCTCCTCGATGATGACAATTTAATTGAGTCTTTTAGGAGTATACAATATGAGTTTGTCGAGACAAAGTTAGGTAGGAGAATGAAGATTTGGGGAGATTATTCGCATATTGTTGAAGGAGTCAATAGAGCTCTAATTTTAGCAAATAGCAAAAACTTAAATATCTGGATTTCTTCCATTAAGCCATGACAGAGACGCTTTGTGATAGTGGAGCCGTTAAATTAAAGGCTGGTAAGAACGTAAGCGCAGACCTGACTCCCGCACAATACACATTAATGATTAACCAAGCAGAGAGCGACATTGTAATGGAAATGAGGGCGGATGTCGTCGCTGGGTATGCTGGTTATACAGATTCAAAGAAGAAGATATTAGAAGACGCGACAAGCTCCAAAGCTGCCTTAGTAGCTATTAATTACGACATGTCTGGTTATACAAGCAGAACAGAGGCTCAAACAATGTTAGACCTTAATAGTGAGATTTACAGTAATGCAATAAAGAAATTAAAAGACAAGTCTCCTTATCAAGACTTCTTAGGAGTGGCTTAATGATACAGAATAAATATAGGAGCTCGTCGGAGGGGATAATAGCCACTTATAATTATGAGGATATAATCGAAGGGTCTGGTATTGCGAATTTTTATTGTTGCGAATCCATAGACAGCACAACAACGCAATACTTCTTAACAGGTAAGCCGCTTGTTTCTTCTGACTCTCTCGGAGTTGCTTTAAATGCTGGGGCTACTTCATACGATACAACTTTCACTTATGACGCAGCTTTCAACACTACAAGAATTTTAAAGGGCGACATATATGCTCAAATATTAGGTCAAACATATACTCAATCGGCTGGAGACGTAACCTTCACAGTGGCGGCGAGTGTGTACCATTATGACGGCACAACAGAGACGCAAATCGGTAGTACAATTACAACACAAACAAAAATCGGAGGTGGGGACGCTACAACAACCGCATGGACAGAGTTGTTAGTTATCTCTAACTCATCGGTTATTAATTTTAAAGTTGGCGATATTATAAGATTAAAGTTAAGGCTTGTTGGGGCGAGAACGGGCGGGGTGCACATCTTTACAGTTTTCACAGACCCAGCAGAATCAAAAACTAAAATAGCGGTACCCTTTAGAATAGATATATAATGGCAAAATTAGACGCAAGTGCTTCGAGCATTACAAACATGAAGAACACAGTTAAGGCTTGGAAAGCTGACACGGGTTTCATAGATGAGGCAAGCGGCAACGGAGAGCAATATTGGGATTACCCAGAGTCTAACGACAGGCTTGGTTATTATAACTTGTTGCCAGAGCTAAAGAAGTCTATTGATATTTTGGCAATGTATGCCGTTGGTAAAGGTTACGAGGCTTTGAGCCCGAGAACACAGATAAGACTTGATAAAATAACAGGCTGGGGAGAGGACACATTTGAAAGTATTTGTTGGAATCTTATCGTACAGAAGAAGGTTTTTGGAGACGGGTTTTGTGAGATTGTAAGGGATAATGATAATGTTATCATAAACTTAAAGCCATTGTACACAGGCAACATGAGGACAGTTACAAACGAGAACGGAATAATTCTAAGATACGAGCACAGGACAGGCAAGAAGGTTACAAAGTTTAAACCCCATAAGATACTACATGTTTGTAATGAGAGGTTAGCTAACCAGATTCACGGGACCAGCGTTGTCGATTCTGTGATGTGGGTTATTGACGCTAAGAACGAGGCTTTAGACACTATGCGAAAGATTCAAAGAAGAATGTTGGCAATGGGTGTTTTATATGTTGATACAGAAAACACAACAAAGAGAGACGAGATAAAGGCACAATACCAAGAGGCAGCAGATAAGGGAGAGGTTTTGGTTTTACCTAAAGACCTCGCAAAGTTAGACCAACCCCCAGCTAATCAAATTATATCACATCTCCAAACATGGATTCAGTACTTAGATGACTTCTCTTATAGAGCTCTTGGGGTACCGCTGGTTTTAGCTGGTGGGTCTGGTGGCTCGGAAGGGTCCGACAAAACAGGATTCTTAACATTTGACCAAGTTTACTTAAAAGAACAAAGAGAGCTACAAGCTGACCTTTGGAATCAAGCGGGCATAAAAGTGACTTTCAATAAGCCAGCAAGCATAAACCCAGAGATGACAGCAAACGAGGAAAAGAACACAAGTCAAACAAGTTTTCAACCCAAAGACGCTCAGGCTGGCGGAGGTAGAGAATGATTCCTTTAGACGTTGGAGCATGGGCGATTTTTGTTGCACAGGTTGGTGTACCTTCTGCCATTTGTTTTTTTGTTTTGGTTAGGGTTGATAGAACAATGCAAAAGATGACAGAGGCGTTAAATAGATTATCGATTATAGTAAGTCACTGTAATAATTATAGGAGTCGTATGTAATGGCAATGACAAAAAGAAAAGAAAAGAAGAGGAAGGAGTTTATGGATAAACGTAGGGCTGACGCTGACGCTGGCAAAGAGGTTAAGCTCACACAAAAGGAGTTTTCCAAGACAGCCGAGGGAAGACCGAAGTTTGTTTCTTCTGGCTCTGGAGGGGGTAGGGTTTCTAATGAGGAATTTGAAAGAGAAAAGAAATTAACAGACACAGCAAACGACCCAGCAATAAAGAGAAGGGAGAATATACAGGAAGTTAAAATACAGCAAGAAGAGGCGCAGTTGGTCCAAGAATTCCCAGAATTAAACAAACCTATCCCAACACAAGAAACAACGCTATTACACCCCATTGGAACCCCAGAGGGAAACGCACAGGTAAGGGAAGAGATTAATAGAAGGGCTGGGGTACAAGAGGGTAAGCAATATGACACGGGCATTTTGGGGTATTCGTTTGAGAAGAATGTTGATGAGGTTAAGAAAATATTTGAGTGGAGCAAGGTCACAACGACAGAAATGGCGAGTAGGTTGCCTTTTGGTCTTGGTGGGTTTATTGGAACGGACTCTAAAAAAATTAGTGAAATAAAAAGCTCTTTAGATAAAAGAAAGGAAATATTCTCTAACATAGCGACACAGGTTGAGCAAGGTGTTATATCTGCGGAGGAGGGTCTTTTTGTTTTGAGAAATTTAGAACAAGACCTTTACGACACAGAAGAAGAAATCCAGCAAAGAGCTGTCTTGTCCGCGTCTTTTAGAAGAGACAGAGGGATTGAGGATATTCAAACAACAATGTTACAGCAAAGGGTTGACATGTTTAGAGCGAGACAAAGAATTCTATTAACTGCGGGAGGTGTTGCATGAACCCTTATCTTAAAGCCATAATAATCGCAGTTGTTCTTTTAACCTTAGGCTTATTCTTATAGAAACATTTATAAACTTTACTTAGTTACTTATCACATGGAAAACGAAGAAGAAAACAAAACAGAAGAAGAGCAGCAACCAGAAAAGCCCGCCTTTGAGAAAAAGCTTGAAGAGATGAAAGCAGAAAACGAGCGAATGGAGAAGAACATTGCAGAGCTTAAAGAGCTTAAAGCAATGAAGGCAATGGGCGGAGAAACAGAGGCGGCACCTGTGGAGAAGGAAGAAGAAGACCCCGCAGCATACGCAGAGAAAGTTTTAAAGAACAATTTATAATGGAGATTTACGTTGCCGTATCTGGAACCAAGGAGGCACATGATAGGTGGAGGAACGACCTAAGCAGCCACTTCTTTCCTGTGTGGCAAAATGGCAAAAAGAAACAAGACGAAGACGGCTTATACTATAATCGGAGGCTATTGGTTGCTCCTATCCAGATTTATAAGATTTGCACCAACAAAGAAAATCTTGGCGGTGTCATGGATATTCTTGGTGTTGGGGAAAATTATATTTTACAAAGATATAAACCGCTTAAAGTTTTAGCGTCGACAATTAGAAAAATTTTGAAATTAAAGAAAGTACCAAAGCCTAAAAATCCTAATCCGCTCATGCAACCCGAACAAATACAAAAGGCGGTTGGAGTCATTCCAATAGGAATAAAGGACGATTTTATTGATTCTGCGGGAAATGAGCAGATTTGACCAAAAACGAAAGTTTTAAATAGTTATTCGTTTAACCGAATACATGGCAAATGAGGCAACCCTTGTTTTTAGGAAAAGTGATAAAGGTATTCAAAGAACTGTTGCAGACGGCACAGGCATAGAAAAAGGTACAATTCTTAAAAATACTGACAACAACGTTGCTATTGCTTCTAGTGGCTCGGGAGATGTTTTCGGTGGTATTCTATTAAGAGAAAAGATTGCAAGTGACGGAAGAACATCCGTGGCGGCAGCAATGGACGGAACATGGAAGATGACAGACGCGGGTGCTGGAATAACTGCGGGGCAGTGGGTTTCTACAAGTGGAGCAAATTTAATTAAAACAGCAACCGAGGCGGAAATCGCAGCAGGTAAAGGAATAGGAAGAGCGCGAGAAGATATCGCAGGCGCGGGAACGGGTTTGGTTGAGGTGGGTGCACAATAATGGCGGACACTGTGGGAATGGCAAACATTCAGGGATTAGACACAGACAAGATGTTAAAGGGTTTTGCCCTAAGAAGTTATATTTTTAAAGGATTGGTTACAGTTGCGGGAATGTCTGGCGATTCTGTTCGTTGGTATCAAGAGACAGCGGCAGACCTAACAGCTACAAGCCCAGCAACAATAACAACCTCTCCATTAGCAACCTTTCACAACTTAGAGCCTTCATGGACTCGTAATGTTTCTTATCCTGTAAAGTATGCAGCTGAATCTTTAATGTCAAGGGAAGACATGAAGAGCTCTGACATCTCTTTATATGCAAGGACTTTGTTAAGACTAACCAGAGCAGTGGCGAAGAAGGTTGATACTGATATTTACAACGCTTTGACAGAAAACCAAACACCTGTAAACATTGGAACAGGAGCAGCAACAGGAACGGGCTGGGATGA